TTCCAGCGGTTTTGCGCCGCGCTGGGCTTTTTGCAAAAACCACAATCCATCATCCCGTAATATTTCATCAACCCCATCCGTCGGTTGCTGAGTCTCACCCACTGCCAGACGCCAGGAGCGTTTCTACGAACTAACAGAATCTTTGCTTTACGGTTTTTCATCTTACAGCGTACCCTTTCTTCCGCCTGTTCTGTGACGCAGTAGGCTTACGCTTTGCGGCAAAAGCCACCTGACCAAATGGATGGAGTACCGCTATCTTATGGTTGCTAATAACCAGCTCCACCACACGCACAGGTCGCTGTAAAAAAAGTCGTTTTGCCTTACGGTTTTTCATCGCTTTGCTCTCCTGCGTCTCTTTGCTGCTCGTCGTGCCGCTGCAATACCGGTATGGCGGCGCTTTGGTGCCGGGATGATGTTGTCAGCCATCAGGACATACGGCTTTGCAATTAGCGCAGAAGCCCAAAAACGAGTCGGGTACGGTAACAAGCCGATACATGCCACACGCATTACTCACCTCCTTTGATGCGAATGCCTGCGGCGCGGATTGCAGCGATGACTTCAGAAACTTTGTATGCCATTACCGTTTGGTAATCATCGTGAAAATCTGTTCGATGAAGCATGCTGCTACGTTCCGGGAGCGATATTTCCCGAGCATCCAGTTCCTTAACGCGTTCCTCCAGTTCGTAGACCCTGCATTGTTCTCTATCATCAATCAGATATAACCCAAGACATTCGCTTTCTACCCAACCGCCAAAATCATGATCGTAACGCTCACATGAAAACTCACCGTCACCGTCCTTTGTTGGAATGGTGTAACTATCTAATGGGCCACCATATGTCGGCACATTTCCCAATGTTGGATGCTCAATCCACATGAAAAATGCACGTCCGGTTATTGGGCAAATATCTGGCCGCCATTGGTTACGAACAGCCTTGGTTTCGGATAATTCTTCAGCGTGTTGTTTTACTTCCTCAAGCTCAACTCTCAGCTTCCCTACCGTTAGCGCAATATCCTCGTTCTCCTGATCGCGGGATTTGATGTATTGCTGGTTCCTTTCCCGTTCATCCAGTAGTGCCAGCACGGTTTCTGGTCCGGCCAGAAATTTGAAGGCGTTGAGCGCATCAATATCCACACCGTAATCTTTAAGTTCCTGTTCACTTAACAAATCATCATCAGCTGGCAACATTAACAGGCGTTCCATTGCTGGAATTGCACGTTCCGCCGCCTCACGCAGTGCCTGGTAATTAATTTCGCTCACTGGTTGCCTCCTTTGCGAAGCTGCTCCGCCCATTCTTCTAGGGATTTCTCCGCATATTCACTGGACAGGCCATCAATCGGGTGCGGTTCATTAGCTAACTCTTCTTTCGCTGACAGAATCATGCGTGTAACGTCGAAAACTTCACGTAAAGACTTATTGATAAATCCGTGATTGAACGCAGCAGCAAGACGGCTGGCGGTATAGTTAATCCCCTCGTTGCGTGCTTCCGCACGAATTTCAGCAAGGAAAGCATCGGTGGCGGGAGTTTCGCTGTGGTGCAGGGCATCGTTGATAATCATTGCAGCAACACCAGCCTGCCCTGCATCCGTGACCGACACATGCTCAAGAGTTACAGCCATTGCATGTTTCAGCCCCGCATTCTCCGCTGCCAGCGCATTAGCACGCACCAGTTGCACTTCCAGTTGCGTTGCCAAATCGCTGATCAGCTTTGCCACACTGCGCATATCAACGGCACCACATTCTGCTTTCAGTTCCGAAGCCATCTCATGCCCGGCGGCAACTAACCCTTTGATATTACTTTCCATCTTTACCCTCGCTTATCCACATAACTTATTGATTACATTGATAACTAAAAAGATCGTCGATTCAGAACTCTTCGATGTTCCAGCCACCACCTGCTTTCTTTGGTTTAACCGTTACCCCGATGATTCGGAACGGATACTGATCTGCGGCGACTTTGGTTTTCACCCTGGCGTCGTCGGTCCAGAAACCTTTCACTTCGTGCAGTTCCATCTCGCCGGTGGCGAGCATCACAGCAAAATCGGGCGTATAGAACGTGTTGTCAGCTAACCGCAGCTTGATACCCTCAAATCGATACCAGACGATTTCTCCTGCACGTTTACGCAGCTCAAGGTGCTGGCAATACGCAGATTCTGTTTTGTTCATCTGACCTGTTTTGAGTCGACCAAGAGCCTGTATCTGTTTTCTCATGATTTACCTCTGAGGTAATTAAAAACCACATAAGACACGAAATCAATAGAATTTAGAATATTTTATTACCCAATAGGTAATTGTTAAGGCGTAAAAAAATGCGCTATCGCGCTGGTATTACTTGATAAATCCTGCCGCCTTTCCCCGCCTGTATTCCTCCATCAGCCACTGCGCCGGTGTTATTCCCCCAAGGGTGGCGGCGTTAGGCATGCACCCGAAACTTCGCCCTGGTGGATGGTAAACGTCTCTCCCTGTGTCCGGAGGTGTACTCATGGGCTCTGACTTTGCCTGTATGCTGATCACCGGATCGGGTATCCGCTGTCCGGAAGCCACCTTTTTCGCCCAATCATCGAGCAGCCTGCGCGCGTGTTTCTCAACCTCAATCTCGCTAAGCTGGCGCTGATACATTGCACGGCGGGTATCACATACGACCCAGTACATAACCGGATGCCGCCACGGGAATCTTTCGGGACCACCAGGATATAAACTTTTTTCCTTGCTGTACCGGTGAAACTCCGCCATCACATCGTCAATGGTGACGCCAAGAACCATCTTGCTGTCTTTACACCACTTGATGAATTGCCCTGGCGACGGCCAGAACGGAGACTCACTGGCGCGGGCGTGGCGCATACCAGCAGAAACCTGTTCACGGGTTCGGATCCCCCCTTCGGCAAACGCAGCAATCCACTGCTGTTTTGCAGCAACTTCCTGCTCTGGCGTCTTCAGGTTGGTTACCACTGCCGCCGGAAACAGTTGTTTCAGCTGTTTGAAAAGGGCATCAACAAGCCTCTCTGCTGACATGTTCACCACGTTGTCATTGTTGGTGTACTGATGCTCATAACCTGACATGCGAGAAAGGGCTTCTCCGTCACGGTTTTGTATCGCGGTAAAAACGTTGTTCACAAGAAATCCTCCCATGCTTCAGGGCTGTTCCAGTGCGGAACGTTGTTATCAGGTAATGTTGATTGCTTCTGTCTGCTAATCTGCAGCCGCCTTGCCAGCTTCTGCTCCCACTGTGCCTGATGGTATGCCTTACCCTCAGCCATCCAGTAAATTCTGAACTCTGCAAGTTCCTGTGCCGTTGGCAGACTGTCCAGGTAGATCCCCTGCAATGAGCTTTTCCGAAGAAAGTCATCTGATGGCTGCCATTGTTCATGCATGACAAATTTGCCTAATTGCCCTGGCCCACCAGGAGGAACAAAGTTATTCATCACGGCGTTGTTTGCGCCGGGGTCATGATGCACAGAATCCCCGTTTTTTGTCCTGCTCTCCCTCTCTTGGTTAAATGACTGGTTATATGACTGGTTCTGGATCCCGTTTTTGGGATCATTCAACATCCCGTTTTTGGGATCATTCAACATCCCGTTTTTGGGTATATTCCCGTTTTCGGTAACATTACCGTTTTCGGGTTCATTACCCCCTTCCCGGTTGCCTTTAATGTTCCCGTTTTTGGTTATATTAAGAGAGAAAACCCGCACTCTTTTCGTCGCTCCCTTTCTCTCTCCGGTATCTGAAATAAGCCCCATTTTCATGAGCGATATAAGCCCGGCCTGCACGGTTTTTTTGTTCAGGCAAGTGTCTTTAACGAGGCGTTCTATGCTGGGGTAGCAGAGGTTATATTCATCGGCTCTGTCAGCCATCGAGAGCAGTATGAGCTTTAATGACGAGCTACCTGGATCTGTCTCCCAGGCCCAATCTGTTGCATGTCTGCTCATGATTAATCTCCGCTATCAGCTTGAATGTTGTGGGGAGGAATTAATCATGATCTGCTTAATCTCTGCCCTGATACGACGGTTTGATTCCATGGTGCACTCAACACAGTGTCCGTTGTAAACCCAGCGTTCACTGTCATGTCCGTGCTTACATGTTTTTCCGGTGTAGTAGCGTTTAAGTCCGCGCTTTGCGGCATCAATACGTGTAATGATTTCCATGGTAAGCCCTGCTATTAGTATTGGGATTACGGTCATTTTGTGCTGACACAAAAAAAAGATCAACCATATTTGGTTTTTTATTACCTTTGAGGTACGAATAGATATGAAAAGACCGCCGGGTGGCGGTCTACAGAGGGTTGTAGCTGGATATCATGAGTAGAAGAAGTATGCCAGTTCTGCTTTTGAGCGCAGCCATTGTCTTGTTTTACAGGCTTTAAAAAGCCCATTCATCAATACTTTACCTGGCATTTTGCGCTTACCTGTTAAGTGAGTCTGGATATAGTGACTCGTCGTTCCGGCTTCCTGTGCGAAGGCTTCACGCTCATCCGGAGTAAGTGCAAGCCAGTGCTTTTTGAAATCGAAATGTTCGTTATCGCTCATAGCTATTGCCTGATATTTATTTCAGATAATAAATATTCACCCATAAGGTAACAAAAATCAAGGATAGTTACCTATGGGGTGCATTTACCTGTTGGGTAATATTGCTTTAAATTGAATCATCTACTGATTCATATATGAGGCGATTTTCCAGAAAATGAAAAGTATCCAAGACGTCCGCAGGCAAAATCTCAACGACTTGATCGACCGTGAATTCAATGGTGTTCAGACGCGGATGGCAGAAAAACTTGGAACTCAGGCAAATCTGGTAAACCGCTGGGCTCTTGGCAAGAAGGTTATCGGCGACCAGGTTGCGCGAAAAATTGAAGCTGCCGCCAATAAACCACGTAACTGGCTTGATATCGATCGCTCGCTTTCTCAGGAAGGTTTTCAGCCTGTCGGCCCAAGCGACATTGGTCAGCTGGCGGCTCACAACCTGGAACGCTGGATGAGCGAAAGCCGCGACCTTTCAACGCAGGGAAAACTACACCGCGCATCCGGCGTCGCCCAGGTGACAATCAGCCGCCTGTTAAACAATGAGGTCAGCGTTTCCATTTCCACCCTGGAGAATGTTGCATCCGCATTCGGGCGTCACGGCTATGAATTACTGATTCACCCGCACGACCCTGCGACCATCAACTATGATCGCTCGCGCTACGCATTGTTACCCGAAACCGAGAAAGCAAAGATCGAAAGTTACATTGAATTTGTCATCAACCAGAACGAAAAAAACAAACAATAAAACCATATTTTTCAGTAAGTAAGCCGCCTTATGGCGGCTTTTTTATTGCCTATTCGATTACCTAACTGGTAATTTTTTTAACTCATATCTATTGACATCAAACCATATACGCATAATTATTACCTCAACGGTAACAGACCGAGGTAACAAGTTATGCAGTGGAAAATCATCAACGGTTGGTACTGCGTTACTGCATGCGGATTCATGAGCTGGAAGTTCCGCACCTTACAGGAAGGCATTAAGTGGGCTTTCGTCAGCAAAGAAGCTCGCGATGTGGCCAACGATAACGAGATATGGGAGTAGGTTAGCAAATGAGTGAATTGTCAATCATCGAAATCACACCAGACATGGCACCAAGAATTTACGTTGAAAAAGGGCTGGAAAAGTTTCTCGAGCAGATCCGTGAAGGTGTTAATGAAGTGCCTGACATTAGCACAGACAAAGGCAGAAAGCGCATTGCATCTCTGGCTGCGAAGGTTTCAAGAAGTAAAACAGCGGTAGAAAAACCAGGACGTGATTATCTGAAACGCCTGAAAGAACAGCCGAAAGTAGTTGAAGCAGAGTTACGACGCTTCGTAACCGAATGCGATCGTCTTCGTGATGAAGTACGCCGCCCACTCACCGAGTGGGAAAATGCTGAGAAATTACGCACTGAAGCACTGCAACAACGCCTGACAAATTTGCGAGCACTAGCTGACGTGATCGATCTCTCCGGAAACTACTTGCCATCATCTGATATTCAGGAACGAATTCAAGAGGCTAAATCAGTAGCACTTGATGAAAGTTGGCAGGAGTACGCAGCAGAAGCTGGAGTAGCCAAGGATTCAACCATCCAGAAACTGGAAGAATCACTCGCAGTAGCTCAAAAACGCGAGCATGAAGCCGCTGAGCTGGAGCGACTTCGCAAAGAAGCGGAGGAAAAAGCGCGCATTGAGCGAGAAGAGAATATCCGCCGGGAAGCTGCTGAACAGGCCAGGCTCGAAGCTGAACAAAAAGCGAAAGCTGAAATTGAGGCTGCGGCACGCCTGGCGGCGGAAGAAAAAGCACGTGCTGAAGTAGCAGAACGTCAGCGAATTGAAGCAGAGCAGCGCGCACGACGCGAAAAAGAAGAAGCCGTTGCCGAGGAACGCCGACGCCAAGAGGCGGCAGAAAAAGCCCGCCTTGACGAACAGAAGCGTATCGCCGACGAAGAAGCGCGCCGAGCTGCAGATAAAGAGCATCGCCGTACCGTTAACCGCAGAGTAATCGCAGATCTGATAGCCCAAGGCATTCCCGAAGAATTCGCGCAGAAAGCAATGTTGGCTATCGCTGGCGGCAAAGTGCAGGACGCGTATATCAAATATTGAGGTGGGTATGAACGTTAATCAGCAGAAAAATCTTCAAAAAATCATGCTGGCATTCGACAAGGACTACCGCCTGTCAGAACAGCTATATGACCGACAAGTTGAACTGATTGAGAGCATCCGACTTCATCAACTGTCCTCAACTTTCGACGTTGTAACAGTCAAAGGCGTTCGTCAGGAAGTACTGGAGGCTGCTAAAGACAGCCCTGAGTTCGAAGAACTGATGGATGCCTATCGGCGAGAGGCAATGGCAATTATCGCCCGCTGGGATCTGGCGGATCAGCTTGATGGACAGAGGGACGCGGCATGAAACCGGGAATTTATTTCGACATCAGCAACGAAGACTACCACGCCGGTGACGGCGTGAGTAAGTCGCAACTAGACATGGTTGCCAAGAATCCGGCGCTTCTTAAATGGGTTCAGGCAGCACCAGAAGACGAAGAGAAAAAGTCTGCACTGGATATGGGAACTGCATTGCACTGTCTGCTTCTGGAGCCTGGAGAGTTCGACAAACGCTTCATTGTTTCACCGAAATTCGATCGTCGGACGAAACAAGGTAAAGCTGACGAAGAGGCATTTCTTCGTGATGTGGCGGATATGGGGATTACGGTACTTGATGCCGAGCAGTGGCGGAAACTGGAGCTGATGCGTGATAGCGCAATGGCTCACCCGGCGGCACGCTGGATGCTGGAAGCACCTGGTTACTGCGAAGCATCAATGTACTGGAACGATGAAGATACTGGTGAGTTGTGCCGCATTCGTCCAGACAAATGGCTGAACGAGCACAACGTGATCGTCGACGTGAAAAAGGTTGCAGATATGGACCGTTTTGCACGCCACATCGAGGAATTCCGCTACCACGTGCAGGACGCAATGTACCGCGAAGGCGCAATGAAGGTTACTGGTCAGCCGCATGGTTTTTTCTTTCTTGCCGTGAGCGAAAGCATTGATTGTGGTCGGTATCCGGTACGCGTGTTCGAGCTGGATGCGCCGGATGTCGATGCCGGGCACGCTCTGTTCCGCCGGGATCTGAATACCTATCACGAATGCCGCATCAACGATGAGTGGGGCGGAGTGGAAATTATTAAACGCCCTGACTGGGCACGTAAACAGGATATGTACGTATGAGCAATGATATCGCAATCACATCACAACCAGGCGCAACTGTAGGTACTGCTGCGGCAATCTTCAGCCCGGAGGGCATGAATCAACTGGTGCGTTTCGCGGAGTTGATGTCACAAAGCAAAGCGACTGTACCGAAACATCTTGAAGGCAAAACTGCCGATTGTCTGGCGGTGACCATGCAGGCGGCACAGTGGGGAATGAATCCTTTCGCCGTGGCGCAGAAAACGCATGTGGTAAACGGAACGTTAGGCTACGAAGCACAGTTGGTAAACGCGGTCGTATCCTCTTCCAGCCTGCTAGCGACACGCCTGAATTATCGCTGGAGCGGTGACTGGTCGAATGTTAACGGCAAAACAGATAAATCACCGAATCTGACGGTAACTGTGTCAGCAGTTCTTAAAGGAGAAGCAGAACCCCGTGAGCTTACCATCAGTATGGCGCAAGCCGGAGTGCGTAACTCTCCATTGTGGGAACAGGATCCGCGCCAGCAGCTTGCCTATCTTTGCACGAAACGATGGGCTCGCCTGCACGCTCCTGATGTACTTCTCGGTGTTTACACCCCTGACGAATTACAGGAAACGGCACCGCGCGTTGAGCGAGACATTACTCCGCAAACGACCACTGCTGCGGGAATGAACAGTCTGATCAACGCTAAACCAGCGAAAAAGCCTGATGAGCAAACGCGTAAAGCGGATAGCCGTGATCCAGAAGAAATGCTGATGGCCTTTACCAGCGCAGCGATGAATTACAGCACTGTCTCCGAACTGGATAAGGCTTACAAATACATTGCACAAAAACTTTCAGATGATGACGAACTGCTGGCAAAAGCCACCGACGTTTACAGCGTTCGTCGGGAAGAATTAAACGAAACATCTATGTAACCACCACCGCGGCGCCACGCGCGCCGCACTGCAACCAAGAGAGGTATTTATGAAAGGTGCATTAGGTAAGAAGGAACTCCTGGCGGTGGTGCCACTGTCATGGAGCACTATCGACCGTATGGAGCGCGCAGGGGAATTTCCTAAACGCTGGTATATCACCGATAAACGCTGCGCATGGAACCGTGATGAAGTTGAGCGTTGGCTTGATGAACGTCAGGCAGCAAGCCCGGCAGAGTTCCAGGGTAAAAAGCCTCCTGTTCAGCAACGTGTATATCGTCCTGTGAGCAACGCTGCATGAGTGCGCTGCTAAGGCACTGGAGCAAATGGTCAGGATGGTACTTATTCCTGGCCTCTGTTTCAGCATGGCTTTATCTGCTGGCATTAATTTTCAGAGAGGGTTGGATTAAGTGAGAAAGTTAAGCCGACTTGAAAAATATCACATGAACAAGGTTTCAATGCGCAGCCCTTCAAAGGTTGTTGCCGTTACTCCTGCGGCGATAGAGATCGAAAAACGCGCGATTGAAAGAGAGAAAAAAGGGCAGTTCCGCATTGCCGCCCACCTTTGGCTTCAGTGTATGGATGTTGCTTCTGGTGATGTTGAGCGTGCAAGGATCGCGGTTCGCAGGGACCAATGTATCACAAACGGTAACGGCCTTCGCCGTGGCGACTATAGCGGCATAGGATGTTGTGGGGTGGTTTATGACTAAGAAATACACACTAATCTATGCAGATCCACCCTGGGTATACCGGGACAAAGCCGCAGATGGTAATCGCGGTGCCGGTTTTAAATATCCGGTTATGAGTGTGCTGGATATCTGCCGCCTTCCTGTGTGGGATTTGGCCGATGAAAACTGTCTGTTGGCCATGTGGTGGGTGCCAACACAACCACTCGAAGCACTAAAAGTTGTTGAAGCCTGGGGATTCCGTCTGATGACGATGAAGGGCTTCACGTGGATAAAATGTGGTAGTCGACAACCAGATAAACTGGTTATGGGTATGGGACACATGACTCGCGCCAATAGTGAAGATTGCCTGTTTGCAGTAAAGGGAAAACTACCTCCGCGCATTAATGCAGGGATCGTTCAGTCATTTACCGCACCGCGGCTTGAGCATTCAAGAAAACCAGATGTCGTTCGTGAAAAACTTGTGCAATTGTTAGGCGATGTTTCTCGCATTGAACTGTTCGCCCGCCAGTCGTCTCATGGCTTCGATGTTTGGGGTAATCAGTGCGAAGACCCGGCAGTGCAACTACACCCTGGATACGCGTTGGATATTGGCGGATTAACAAATGCATTCAGCAATGCTCCGGTGTCACCAATAGACAACCAGGGGCGGGAGCGTGCAGCATGAACCTATATCAACGCATCAATGGCGCTGACTGGTGCAATATCTTCGTCGTCGGCGATCTGCATGGGTGCTACACGCTGCTGATGAACGAACTCGACAAAGTTTCATTCGACCCGGCGCGCGATTTACTTATTTCCGTTGGTGACCTTGTTGACCGCGGCGCTGAAAACGTCGAATGCCTGGATTTGATTACTATGCCGTGGTTCCGAGCTGTTCGTGGCAACCATGAGCAGATGATGCTGGATGCACTGGTCAACGGCGGAAGTTTCGGACATTGGATGTCAAACGGCGGTGGATGGTGGCACCAACTTGATTCTGAGCAGGATGTGCAACTCAAATACCTTCTGCCAAAGATTACCAACCTCCCGATGATTATCGAACTGGTTACCGGCAATAAGAAGGTCGTCATCTGTCACGCAGACTACCCGCACAACGAATACGCATTCGATAAGCCAGTACCAGAAGAAATGGTGATATGGAATCGTGAACGGGTTAGCGACGCGCAGGACGGTATTGTCTCGGAGATAACCGGTGCCGATTTGTTCATCTTCGGTCATACGCCAGCACATCACCCACTGGTGTATGCAAACCAGATGTACATCGACACCGGCGCAGTGTTCTGCGGAAATCTGACGCTTACCAAAGTCCAGGAAGGATAGAATTATTTATTACTGTCTTCCATCCACTTCTCAAACTTCGACGGGGAGAACGGAATCAGATCCGTATGCTCCCCGTCAATCCAGGAATCAATCATATCGGCCCACTGCTGCAACATGTAGGCGCGCTGTCTGGCGTATTCCGCTTTGTTATATACGGCGCGCACACCTTTCTGCTCATGTGCCAGAGCCTTTTCAATCCAGTCTGAAGGATAACCAGCCTCATGCAACAACGTACTTGCTGTACGGCGCATATCGTGTACGGTGAAGTCCTGAATATGCTCACCATCTTCATTTATTATTTTCACCGTTCTGTCGATCAGAGAGTTCAGCGCGGCATTAGATAATGGCTTCCGGAAATTGTAACGACCAGGAACCAGATATTCACTTCCACCAGCGCACATCTGCAACCCAACCAATATATCCTGTGCCTGTTTAGGCAGGTAAATAACGTGCGCCCGGCTTCCCTTCATGCGGTCTGAAGGAATTGTCCATGTCCATTTTTTAAAATCTATTTCATCCCACGTTGCATTGGTGAATTCGCCTTTACGAACCATAGTGATAAGCACCAGCTTTAAAGCCATTTTCATAGTGCCCATAGCACCAATGGCATCCAGCGTGCGGAAGAACAGGCCAATTTCTTCTGGTGTCAGTGTTCGCTCTCGTGGTTTAAATATGGCGATAGACGAAGGTTTAATGTCAGCCGCAGGATTAAACAAACCATGACCACGGTCATTGGCATGACGGTATACGCTGCTGATGATCTCCCTGGCCTGCACTGCTGTTGCCCGGCCACCGCGTTCGACAATCCGGTCACACAAATCACGAACCATCGATGTGGTAATTTCAGCCATCATTTTATTGCCAAGAACCGGAAGTATGTCACGGTCGATCACCGCCTGTTTCATTGCGCGGGTACTGTCAGCCAGGATGACGTGTTTCATATAACTGTCGGTATGTACCGCAAACGTCTCGGCACCACGAATCTTTTTGATACCGTCACGTTTAGCCGCAGCCGGTGACTGGCCTGCTTTAAGCAGCTTCTTTGCAGCAATCAGTTCTTCTCGCGCTTCTGCCAGGCTGATACCGTCACGCCCATACTGCCCGATTACCAGCGTTTCGCGGCGACCGTTGATACGGTAGTCGTAGCGAAACGAGACCGTGCCTGACGTAAGCACAGCTACATACAGCCCGTCACGATCGGAGACCTTGTACAGTTTGTCCTGCGGCTTGAGGTTTTTTAATTTTGTATCGGTAAGCACAATTCACCCGTATAGAAACCATTTTCATGACGGTATGAGAGTATACCTTTAAGGTAATACCGTCACCTGTACCGCCGAAAAATATGGTGTAGAGTGAATAGAAATGAATACATAAAAACAAAAACCCTCTGTAAAAACAGAGGGTTAAATTAGTATCTGAATAGGAATGAGTTGCTATGAGTTAGCTGTTAATCATTCCCACTCAAT